AGGCGTTTATGCATGTCTACGACAGGAACCCTTAATTGGGGCCTGTTCCGAGTGATGCACTTGGCTTGGTTCATAGCAGAAGAGGACTAAATGCACCTAGGTGCAGCTCCTGGGCCTGTTCGGCCCTAGCCTCTGCGAGATAGATAACCAGTACGTCCTTAAGGCATTGCCTGACGGAACGTGGGTAGAGCTACTCGTATGAGGCTTCAAAGAACCCGGCATGATGCCGGTTATAACTACCCCTCCATGTGGAGAAGAGGCGCTTAGCGTCTGTACGCCCATTAACCATCCTTGCGGAGAACACGAGACCATGCCCAATCTAAAAGTCACTAACAGTTCGGCCGGGGAGGCGTACGTTCGTGAAGAACAGTACCTTCCTGGTTGTCCTGCCGGTGCACCGTATAATTGGCAAACATGGTTGTTCGGAACTACCGCGTGGAGGTCGGTGAAAGCGTACGATGGCCCGGATTCTCGGGTCAGACCGAGTCCGCTGATATGGAATCCCACACCTCGTGGGCCACTGTATACGTGGACATGCCAGTACCTGTTCCTGCATAAACACACCAACATTGGTGGGTTTCAGTGCTATGCTGTCGATCCTCCTGTATGGATCCCATCAACTGGTGGGTTCCTGAACGAGAGTCAATGGCTAGAGCCATGCACGGCAGAACCCCCGATGACCTTGTCGAACAACGACTTGGTTACGGCGGTGAGGTTAGGTATCAAAGATCAATCGATGAACCTGGCTGACTTTATTGGCGAATACCGAGAGACAGTCGATATGATGTCCTCGGCGGTCAAGGGAGTCGTAGACACCATACGGAATGTTCGCGATGCCGTGCGAGGCAGAGCACCCAAAGCACAGAAGAACGTGTTCGGGCGCCGAGCTAAGCAATACGGCCTAACGAGAACAAACTGGCATCACCGACTGCGGAACCTGCCATCGGCAGTTCTGTTGTCAGATTTCGGTTTGGCTCCTATGGTGGAAGGCGCTCGCGAAGCGCTAGAGGTGTGGAACGCACGTGCGACACAGCCATTGATCAGGCGGATAACCTCGTCACGGAGAGTGACGAGCACCCAACCTGGTTTTGAAGCTGGTTACACGGGCAAGTACGAAAGCACTTGCATAGATAGCAAGCGCGCCATTGTGTATGTGCGCTACGACCCTGAAAAGAGTCATGTGTACACCGCAGGCAACGCGTTCGAAGCCTACTGGGCGAGTGTTCCCTTCTCATTCCTCATCGATAAGTTTGTAAACTTCGGTGATTTCCTCTCCTCGCTGGATGCGATGGTTGGGGTTTTGGAGTGCCAGGGCACCATTACGACTAAGAGGATCTGGGATGCATGGTCCGAGCAGCTACCGACCTCATGGGCGGCGGCGGGGTACAACGTTGTAACCCCAGGCAAGGTACATATGCATTCCTATCAGCGCGAGGTGATCGGTCAGTTAGATTTACTCCCTGTTCTCCCGTCCTGGCAGCCCTCCGGGTCTGCTAGGCTTCTACGGGATCTGACCGCTATCCTTGCATCGTTCCACCTCGGCCGACAAACGCGCGCCGCCACAACTTGGCGGCTCCGCAAATAGGCCTCCCAACGGAGATATCCGTATGCCCGCAATGCAAAGCATTACGCTCGCAGATGCAACCCCCACGAACCACGTCTTCGTGCCCACCTCGGTCTCTGGTGGACAGACGATGCTGCTCAACCGTACCGGCAAGACGACGTCTGCCGGCGCGGAAGTGCTTATCGTTGGTCTGTCGTTGGCCTCGGCTAAGCGCAAGACGAATCGTGTGAACGTTCGCCTGGCGGTTCCCTATGAGGTAACAGTCGACAGCGTTGTTCAAGTGCGCGATGTCGCGCGCGCGAACACTGACGTGGTGCTCCCTGAGCTGATGACGAGCACGGAGCGGAATCACTTCGCGACCCTTCTTGGTGCTGCGCTTGCGCATGCCATCATAAAGGGTTACTCTGCTGATCTCGCGCCGATGTTGGGGTCTTAATTGGCCCTCGTCGTCAAGCTCCTGTTAGTAGTATGCCTCATCGCTGGGGCGTTCTGCGTTGTGCGAATGGATCCCATCGCACAGGAGCATCTAATCGATCATGTGTTTCAAACCCTATTACAAGAGTAGGGCAGCACCTCTGGTCGTTGTCATTTAACGCAAGGAGATATGATTGTGTCAACCTCCAAGGCCTCACGGCTTGACCGGGAACTGCAAGTAACCTCGGCTATCGCTGAGGTCATAGACTCTCCAAGGGCTTTATGTGTTCACCTCCTAGCGCAAGCGAAAGAGTGGATGCAGATCGCGAAGCTGGACATTGACCCGTTTAATTACCAGGTCGCCGGTGATTTTGCCGACGACTATTTGGTGACGAGTTTGATGTCCAAATCTGCGGTTTTGCCCCTAGATCTGGACCTAGAAGCGGAAGCTATCAGCAAGTTTTACGATGCTGAGAACCATTGTCGCGAGACAAATGAGCGCCTCGATCGAACCGATTTTGTAGACCTCCCACCATGGTGGAGGAAGGCAGAGCGGGAAATCGATCGAATGTTGGGAGACCTAGACGAAACCGCTTTGGGAGAGATCCTTGAGCGGTGTAAGCATGGTCCTGGCGCTACGGTGGGGGTGAAAGGCGATGGGTGCGTATCGAGTGATAAATTCGATCATACCGTCACCTGCACAGAACGGGTAGCCCCATTTGCAGCAGCCCTCATGGGCGAGACCTGGTTCGATTACAGGCCTAAGCTGCTCGTTGTTAAGGGAAACCAGTTCTTTACTGTTCTCAAAAATGCGTTATCGAAGCGCGGCTGTGCTAAGGGCCCTACCCTGAACGTCTTCGGACAATTGGGGATCGGGTCGTATGTGCGCAGCCGCCTGCGCAAATTTGGTGTCTACCTCCGCGACCAACGCTGGAATCAGGCGCTGGCAGAGATGGCTATCGAGTGGCGTTTAGCCACGATTGATCTGTCTCAGGCTAGTGACCTCCTGGCTAAGGTTGTGGTACGTCGGCTCCTGCCCGATAAGTGGGTGCACCTCCTCGAAACATTTAGGGAGGACGCAACTCAAGTAGGGAAGGAGTGGGTCGCGCTAGAGAAATACTGCGCTATGGGAAATGGTTTCACGTTTCCCCTCCAGTCGTTGATCTTCTGGGGGGTCGTAAGAGCTATTGTACCATATAAAGACCTGTGTGTATGCGCTGTGTACGGTGATGACATCATCGTGCCGCAAGAATACGCAATTGACGTGGTGGAGGCTCTGGAGTACCTAGGCTTCAGGGTTAACAGCAAGAAGTCGCACCTGGCTGGTGCGTTCTTCGAATCCTGTGGAACTGACTGGTTCAACGGCCAGAACGTTCGACCATTCTATCTTCGCAAGGAAGAAGTAGATGAGCTCGATGCCCAAGCGCCTTTCGAGGTGCAGACGGCGAACGCTCTTCGGTTGTGGAGTCAGCGTAGACTAGGTGGTTGGGGGTGCGACAAGCGGTTCAAGCCCGTATGGACACGACTCTTCAATGAGTCCCATGCGGATTGGAAGCGCTGCCGTATTCCTGATCATTTGGGCGATGTTGGTTTCATTACCTCCTTCTCTGAAGTGCAGGCTAGGAAGCCTGTTGGCTCGAAAGATGAGCCTAGGGATGGTTGGGCAGGTTGGGAAGCCCGGACGTGTTGCTCTACGGCCGTCAGGTCGGACAAGCGTACGTTTGGGGTGGCTCTAGCCTGCCTTAAGGGAATGACAGCTTCGGACCGTGGACCGTCTCACGTGACCCTATACAAAGAGGTTGAGCTTAATCGCTTGATCCTCAAGTACGGGCCGCTGCAAGGCGATCTCCTCGGTGTTCCGGCCTCATATGGATTAGAACCCAGACGAGGCTATCTTGGGAAGCTTGTCACTAGGTGGACCTTCGTTAATCGGTGGTCCGACGGTTTCCGCTGGTTCTAAGTCCAGCGGGGAGAATCCCGACGTGAAATTCGTCGGGTGGTCCGGGGGGTAATTACCTCCTTTTGTTCGGTGAGCA